ATGCTTCGTGGCGGCCTCGACGATCTTGCGGGGAGTCGACCGGGATCGTTTGGCGATGGCCCGCAGATTGTTGCCGGCCGCCGAGGCCATCCCTAGACGGTGGCGCGGGTGACGCCGGCCGCCGTAATCGGATATGTCTGGGATTGCTCGCGCAGGTTGCCCACCTGGGGCACCGTGTCCAACGTCGCCACGATGAAGAGCCCCGACCAGCGTTCGTTGTCGGCGCCGGCCGCGGCAGCGTTGTAGAGGGCCTCGAAGTACAACGTGCCCGCCGACGTCTTAAACCCGTTGTAGAGCTCGTGCCAGACCGACGCCGCGGTGGTCGCCGAGAAGAAGTTGATCGTCAACGTGTCCTGCTCGGCGCCGGCCGACTGGGACTTGATCGGCGCTCCGAACGTGGCCGGCACGTCGATCAGTTCACGGGAGAAGTTGATCGTGAGTTGACTGATCGAGGTCGAGTAATCGACGGCCGTACCGGACGAGGTGCCCAGCTTGATCGTGCCGCCCAACTGGATAGACATGGTCGGGGCTCCTTGCTAGCTGACGGTGATGAGTAGGGCGGTCACAGAGGCGACCTGCGAGAAAGCGACGGTGACGAGACCGGTCGTCGGCGACTTCATGTCGGCATTGATCGGAATGACCCGTTCCTGCGAGGTGACCGACCCGGTCGTGTAGGTGGCCTGGTTGTCGCCGGTCGGATAGGTGCCGGCGCGGGCGATCGTGGTGGTGGTTGCCGTGCCGCCGACCTTCACCCAGAGAAACTGTCCGGGCGTGTAGGTGAACGGTTCGGATGTGGTAGGGGCGGCGAACGCGGTCGGCGTGACCGTCGCGCCGCCGGCCGCGAGTGCTTGGGTGGCAAGGGCCATGAGTTATTCCTCTGTCTCGGGGGGTGTGGGTTCGGCGGCGAGGTCGTCGGCGATGGACGCTTCGAGTTGGGTCAAGATCTCGTCCTTGTTCTCGACCCACGTTCGATCGAGGTACTGCTGACGGGATTCGCCGGTCACGGTGTTGAACACCGGCTGACCGTCGTCGGGGTTGAGCAGCGTCCCGAACTCATTGCGCGGCCACTCGGACGTGTCGACCTCGACCTCGACCTCGGTCACCTCTTCGTCGACCTCGGGGGCCGGTTCAGACTTGCGTGCCACAGGGGAATCTCCAATCAGCCGGGTTGGTAGATCTCGACGGGGACGATGCCGACGTCGAAGATCGTCTGGGACGGCGCGTTCCACGTGAGCCGGGCCCGCCGCGCCGTACGCACGATCAGCCCGTCAGGGGCGACGCCGCCCAAGGTGGGGTCGGCGACCAGTGCGTCGTAAATGCTGTTGGCGTGACCGACGCCGGCCGACAGGCATTCGTCGATGACCCGCTGGCCGTCGGTCGCCGGGCCGGGGTTGATCAGCACCCAGACGTCGAAGTAGATGGAGCCGTAGGGGCGGCCGAACGTCTGGCCGTACTCGACAGCCTCGGAACCTTCGGGGTCCATCAACAGGACACAGGGGGCGACCGGCTCGAGCGGCACATAGCCGTCGTACGTGTTGATGTCGCGGCCGATGTTGGCCTTGATCTGCGCGGCGACGGCCTGACGGACGGCGCCCGGATCGATGCCGGCCACCTCAGACCCCGACAGCCATTGGGTGCAGCAGGTTGGCCAGCAGCATCTCGATGTGCGGGTTGTCACGAACCCGGATCACGCCGAACTCACCGAAGCCGGCCGTGCCGAACCGGTTCTGACGGACGTGGGCGACGTCCTTGGCCAAGATGGCCGTGGCCTCGACGACCTGCGGCGGGACGGCCGGCCAGCCCCACCGGGTAGATGTGACCGACACCGTGGCCCGGTCGCCGTCACGGGCCCAGCAGGCATCTCTCAGACGAATCTGGCAGTAGGGGCGGGCCAGCCCCGACCACGACACATTGTTCAGCGGCTCGAGCTGCACGGCAGACAGGGCCGTCGACGTCCCGTCGTTGGCGATCACGAGGTTGGTCGTGTCGACGAAGTCGTGGGTGACGACGGTGTCACCCATCGGGACGTAGGTGCGGGTGATCGACGTCGCCGCCGGCACGTCGAACGCCCGGCCGCAATGGTCGTTGACGGCGTCCTCAGCCGTGGCCAGACAGCGGGCCAGGAACATCTCGTCGACGGCGATCTCGGAACCGACATAGGTGATGAAGTCGCCGAGCGACAGATACACCGCTACGCCTTGCGGGGACGGCCCGGCCCGCGCTTCTCGACGTCAGCCTCGTCGTCGACGGCCTTCTCGACCTTCTCCTTTTCGGCGACGGGTGACGCCGAGCCGTTGCCGCACAACTTGGCCGCCTCGTCGTCGGGCAGGTCGACGACCTGACCGGGTGCCGGCCAGGCGACGCCGTCACGGGTGCCTGAGATCTGCACCTTCATCTTGACCTTCACGGGGTCCTCCGATTCGTTGGAACGGGGCGGGGTCGACGTTGGCCCACACGTCACGGTCAATCACGATGTGAATGCGGTCGACGTCGGTCGGGTTGTCGACCCGGTGCGGTCGCCAGTGATGGACCGGGAACGACATGCCGACGGCAACCTGACGGCCGTCGAACGTGCCCGCGGCGACCACCGGCACATGCCAGCGTTCGTGATACGGGCCCTCGTCGATGTGCAAGCCGATGAACGATCCGGCCGGCACACGGGCCAGCCACGACGTGTGCACCGGAGCGAACGCCTCGAGCACGAACCCGAAGAGGTTGGCGGCCGGCTTGGCATGTCCACCGACGACGAGCTGGGCGAACTGGTAGCCGGGGTTCACCACGTCGTCGGGGACCGGCAACGCCCACGCCCGCACCGGCAAACGGGCGAGGGCCGAGGCCAGACGTTCAGGGTCGAACGTCGGCCCCGGCTCCTCGAGCACCGGATCAGATGGCGCTATGGGTAAACGACTTGATCGCACCAGTTAGGTCGACGAGCGCACCGTCGGCCCGCAGAATCCCACGGAACGACACGAGGTCGTTGCCGAAGGCGAAGTCGTCGGACCGCTCGAAGCGGATGCCGCCGGCGTAGCGCACGAAGTACTGCGACCAGTCACCGAAGAAGATCGACTCGACCGACGCCGCCGGCGACAGCACGAACGGATCGATGAAGACTGGCTTGCCGAGGATCGTGTCGGGCATCCCGACCGTCACCGCCGGTTGCCAGACGTAGTCGCCGGCCGTCGTCTTGATCCGTCGCACGAGCGATGCCGTGGTGTCGTTCATCACGAAGGCGCACGAGCTCGAGGCCCGGTACGGCGAGATCACGCTGTGGTACAGCGAGATGATCAGGTCGAAGCCCTGGCCGACGGTGGACTGGGTGCCGAACGTCGTCGTCGTACCGGCGGGCCCGGTGGTGCCGGCGCCGGCGTCGAGTTGCACGCCGCGGGGAGCGGTGGTGCCGGCGCCGATGATCAGGTCGGAACCGAAGGCGTTGCCGAGGGCCCGGCCGATGGAGCGGGCCAGGTAGCCCTCGAGGTCGACGCCGGTGTCGGTGAGCAGCTCACGCGACACCTGCATCAGACGGGCGTACTTGAACGCGCCGAGCGACGTCTGACCGAACGTCGGGTCGGCCTCGATGAGCGTGCCGGCTTCGGCGAGGATCGCCGGTGACGACGTGTGGGTGAGGGTCTTGGGGATCTGCAGGACCTCGCCGCCCGTCGTGTTGAGCACGGTCGGGCCGGCCTGCAGTACGCCCGACACCTCGATCATGTGCTCGACGAGCTTGTTATAGAACGTGGTCGGCACGGTGAACTTGCCGGCTGCGTCGGTCAGCTTGGACAGGTCGCGGTACGAGGTGGGGACGGTGCCGGCCTGTGGCATGACGTCGAACGTGCGGGCCGCGCCGGGGCCGCCAACGAGCCAGTTGCGGAACTCCTCGGCGACGCTGGTCTCGCGGGTCTCGACGCCGGCGTTGACCGGGCGGCCCTCGATGGAGCGGATGGTCTCTTCCTGTTCCTGCGCCCGCTTCTCGCCGGCGAGGATGGACTTGATGCGGTTGTCGAGGGCGTCGATCTCGCCGTTGAGTTCGTTCCACTGGCGCTCTTCTTCGCCGTCGAAGTTGCGGTTGGCTTCGGCTGCGGTGTCGGCCAGGGCGCGGGCCTCGTTGTAGACGTTGAGGCGGCGCGCTTGCAGTCGCTTGACGTTGTCGCTCATGACAGTTTCCCTTTCAGGGGTGGGGGGGTGGAGCGACGTGGCTGGCGGCCTGCGTCAAGGTGGGTGTCCGGCTCCCGGACGGCAGACGGTCGACGTGGCTGGCGGCCTGCGTCTTACGTCTGGGGTGCCGCTTAGGCGGCTGGTGGTGTGCGCTTGCCGAGCAGCTCGGCGCGGGCCTTGGGGCCGAACGTCGGCTTGGCCGGGGTGCCGTCGGTGCGGACGAAGAAGCGGCGCAACTCGTTCGCCTCGGCCAGCGCCCGCACCTCGTCGAGATCGGCGTCGAAATGAGCGGCCAGGCTTCTGAGCCCGGCCGTCGTATCGGGGTAGGCCGGCGAGTTCACCGGGGCGACGTCGACGAGCGGCACCGACAGCAGCGTGCGCTGTGGGTAGCCCTGGTCATCTGAGACGCCCCACTCATCCTCCACGAGATCGGAACGGAAGGCGAACGACGACTTGCGGACGTCGCCGCGCTCGACCAGCTCGAACACGTCCGAGCGTGACATCGGGGTGTCGACCTCGTAGGCCAGACCGACCTCGTCGACCGACAGGCGCAACGTCCCCGAATCGGACGTGCCAAGAAGGATGTTGTTGTCGTGGTTGTAGCGGGCGAACACGTTGGGCCAGCCGTCACCCCGGCTCTTGTTGAACGTGGTCGGGGCGACACGCTCGACCCAGCCGCCCATGTTCTTCGACACCTTCATGAACACGGCGGCGTACCCGCCGATGGTTCGCTTGCCGTCACTAGACGAGCGCACCTCGACGGGCACGGACGTGTAGAAGCGCTCGAGGTCAGACATCGGAACTCCTAATGGGTGAGCGCCGCAGCGCCGTTCCCGTTCGACGACACGGGTTGCATGAGAGGGGAGGGGGCCGGCGCAGGTGAGGCGGAGAGCGGCTTGTGGGCGTCGCCGCCGGCGACGGGCGGCAGATCCTCGAGCGCCCGTTCTTCGTTGAGGCTGAGCATGCCGATGCGTTGCGCCGTCTCGTAGACGCTGTAACGGGTCTGGATGTCGGCGCGGACGGTGGCATTGGCGTTGAACTTGAGGTACTGACGGTCGGGCAGCAGCGCCGAGAGGCCGGTCTCGATGCGAACCAGCCACGGGCGAACGTCGGCGAGCCGGCGGATCTGGCGCAGTTCCTCGGTCGAGTAGGTGAGCGAGTTGGCCGCGGCGCCGCCGATCTCGTCGGGGGCGATCCCGTAGATCGCCGCCACCTGATTCGACGTCATGTTCATCGTCTCGATGAACTGCGCCTGTTCGGGGGGCACCGTGATCGGCGTGTAGTCCCAGTCGTTGCCGTGGACGAGCGGCTTACGGCTGCGGATGGCGGCGACGAGGCGGGCCTTGATGATGTCGGCGTCCTCCTGGGCCACGGTCTTGGCCGAGTTCTTGAACGTGCCGACGGCGACGCCACCGTTCTCAAACCAGTCGTTGCCGTAATGCTGGGCTTGCAGTCCGTTGGAGATCGTCAGCGCATACGCCTCGATCGGCGACAGCCCCAGGGTGCGGCCGGGCATCTTGATCCACGGGATGTGGACCAGCTCGTCACGGGCCACGGTGCGGCCCTTCCAGTACCACTGCGGGTGGAGCAGGTTGGCGTCATCGACGTACACCTCGGTCATCGGCAACCAGACGACGTCGGCCGGGAACCCCATCCCGTCCCAGCGGGTGACGGCCCCGACAGCGTTGCCGTGCAGGGCCAGCGACCCGACGGCCTCACACAACCACGGCGGAAGTCGCCCGGAACCGTCGAGATCCCGCAACAACTGCGGCAGAGTGGTCAACTTCCGGCGGATCTCGCCGTCATTCCGGTACGCCTGCAACGGCAGCGTCGAGATCAGGTCGGTGAGATGCCGGATCGCCGCATACACCGCCGACAGGCCCAGCGCCGTCGACTCGGTGACAGCGATGCGCGACGACCCGCCCACATCCCACGGCACCGACGTGATGTCACGGGTCTCCACATGTCGACCCCTTTCAGAGCACGCTTTCCAACGTCTGATAGTCGCCGGCCGCCGGCACACCGCCGAGGGCCAACGTGATCGCCACCAGCGGCGAGATGTCCACCCGCGATGAACGGCGGGCCCAACGTTCGGCGTCACCGGTCGCCCGGCGCTCGGCGTTGGCCACGGCCAGGTCGAGCGCGGTGCGGCCGAGGTGGCGCAGGTTGTCGTTGGCGCAGGCGTCGAGGAACTGGCCGAGCGCCTCGGCGTGACCGGCCGACGCCACCTCGACCACGGCCACCTGCGCCTCGCGCAGCGGGGCCAGGAACGCGGCGGCCGGTGAGCCCTTCTCGATGCGCAGCGGGACGCCCCAACGGGCCACGAGGTCGACGGCCCGCTTCAGCACCCATCCGGTCTCGGGGCGGCGGTCGATGTCCTCGACGTGGTACCGACCATCGGCCCGACGACCGGCCGCCCCGAACGAGGCCGACATCCGGTCAGGGGCCACGTCGAGGGCCAGACACAGCGCGGTGGCGATCTCGGAGTGGGGGTCGACCAGCGTCGACCAGTTCGGCACAGCAGCCGTCTCGACGGCCAACGGCTCGGGAACGCCGAGACGCTCGCGGCGGAACTCCGCCGGCATCGTCCGCATGGCGTCCAACTCGGCCCGGACGAAGTCCTCGGAGATCCGGATGCCGAGCGCAGGGTTCGTCGTGTACCAGTTGTCGGCGTCACCGGGGTCGGCATCGGCCTCGAGCGCCCACTCAGCGAAGAACAGTCGGGCGCTACCCCCGGCCCGGCCCCGGCGACGGACATGATGCAGAACTTCCGACGTCGTGCGCGGAGCCGACGACGTGTACCACACCTGCGGGTTCGGCACCGCCGACAGGGTGGGCAGCAGGGCGCCCATCATCGGCGCCGTGAGGGCGAACGCCTCGTCCAGGTAGACCACGTCGCCGGTCAGACCACGCCCAGAACCGGTCGAACGGGCCAAGAAGCGCAGACGCTCCCCCGTCTTCAGCTCGATCGCCTGCTCCCCGGCACCACGACGCACGCGTTGCACCTTGCGGTCCATGTCAGGACAGCCCTCGATCAGGTTGACGATGCGTAGGAAGTGCTCGAATGCCGTCTTGAACTCGTGCGCGGTGTGGACCTGCAACGGCTCCCGCAGATAGAACAGCCCCCCGAGCTGGCGGGCCTCAAGTAGAGCGCCCTTGCCGTTCTGGCGGGAGACGAGACATGCCACCTCAAACGCCGACCAGCGCCGACCCGGCACCGACTCGCCCATCGCCTGATCGATGAACCACGCCTGCCAGTCATCCAGCACCAGCCCGGCCTCGGCGGCCAGGTCGCAGATGTCAGGACCGGCGGACGTTACGCGGTCGGCCGGATGATGTACGTGAGTCGGACGCTGCGACCCCAGCCTGACGGCGTCTTCCAGCAAGCTCATCGACCTTGGACACCTCCGGAACCGCCGACCCCTCGAGTTCGGCGATCCTGTCGAGCACGGCCTGCAACCGGCCGGCGATCTGGGCGACGACGCCAGGGTCGGCCCGGTCCATGTCGACGGCGAGCTTGTCGCGCATCGCCCGCAGACCGTCGAGGTGGCCCTTGGCGGCAGCCTTGGCGATCGTCGACCGTGCAGCAGTCATAGCCCCCCGGACACGTGGTAACTAGAAATGAAGAGGCCGTCTCTTCCTCT